AAAAAGAAAATTAGGAAATGAAAAAATATTTTATTATAATATTATTATGGCCATTGTTTCTTTTTGGACAAATGCCAGATACTTGTTTTACAGAAAATGAAATAATAGAAATTTCAGAAACATTGGATTCATTGTATTATTTAGATTCAATTAATACTAAAATTATTTCACAACAAGATGCATTGATATCTGAATTAGAAACAATTGGAAAATTAGATTCTATTGAATTATTATATACAAATAAGAAAATAGAATTATTAAATAATAATATAGAATTGTATATACAGCGAGAAAAATATTTAAAACCAAAATGGTATGATCATAAAGTTATATGGTTTGGTTCTGGAATATTAACTGCGGTATTAACAGGAAAAATGATTGTTGAAGTAGTTCAGTGAGCGAAAAACAAAATATAAAAAAAATAATTCAAGAGCAGTATAAAAAATGTGCAGAAGATCCTGTATATTTTATGCGGCAATTTTGTTATATTCAACATCCTACAAAAGGAAAAATTAAGTTTAACTTATTTCCATTCCAAGAAGAATCATTAACTACATTACAAAATAATAGATACAATGTTATTCTAAAATCAAGACAGTTAGGTATATCAACATTATCTGCAGGATATGCTTTATGGTCAATGTTATTTAATGAAGACTTCAACGTTTTAGTTATAGCAACTACCCAAGATGTCGCTAAAAACTTAGTAAGTAAAGTTCAAATAATGAATGAAAATTTACCAAGCTGGCTAAAAACGAATATAGTTACAAATAATAAATTATCGTTAAAATTTGCAAATGGCTCGCAAATTAAAGCAATATCTAGTGCATCAACCGGAGCACGATCAGAAGCATTATCATTATTAATAGTTGATGAAGCTGCATTTATTAGAAATATTGAAGAAATATGGGTAGCTTCTCAAGCAACATTATCTACTGGTGGAGGAGCCATTGTGTTATCTACTCCAAATGGTATTGGTAATTGGTTTCATCAAACATGGGCAGATGCTGAAACTGGTGTTAATGGATTCCAAACAATTAAGTTAGATTGGAAATTGCATCCAGAACGAGATCAATCATGGAGAGATGAACAAACACAATTACTAGGAGAAAGAGGAGCAGCTCAAGAATGTGATTGCGATTTTATATCTTCTGGACATACTGTAGTAGATGGTTTAATATTACAAGAATATGAAACTAAATGTATTGAGCCGATAGAAAAAAGAGGATATGACAATGGATATTGGATTTGGGAATATCCAGATTATTCAAAAGATTACTTAGTAGTAGCAGATGTTGCTAGGGGAGATGGAGCAGATTGGTCGGCATTTCATGTAATTGAAGTGCAGTCAATAAAACAAGTTGCAGAATATAAAGGCAAAATTCCTCCAAAAGATTTTGGTAATATGTTAGTAACGGTTGCAACAGAATGGAACAATGCATTACTAGCAATTGAAAATGCAAATATTGGTTGGGCCGCAATACAACCAGCATTAGATAGAAGTTATGAAAATTTATTTTATACATATAAAGATGATGGATATGTAGACTTAGATATACAACTAAGAAAAGGTTATGATCAAAAAGATAAATCACAAATGGTTCCAGGAGTTTCTACTACATCGAGAACAAGACCATTAATGATATCTGCATTAGAAATGTATATGCGAGAAAAGAGTCCTATTATACATTCAAAAAGATTGATACAAGAATTATTTGTATTTGTATGGTTAAATAGTAAACCTCAAGCACAAATAGGATATAATGACGATTTAGTAATGAGTTTTGCTATTGCGTTATGGTTACGAGATACAAGTTTAAAATTAAGACAACAAGGAATTGAATTAAATAAACGAGCTTTATCTAAATTTCAAAAAACTGATTATAGTATTTATACAAACAAAGATCAGAATCCAAATGACAGTTGGGATTGGAATAATGGTCAAGATAATGAAAATTTAACATGGCTTCTGTAGTTAGTTATATTTATAATAAATAAAAGAAAATATTATGGCATCATTAAGAAAACGATTACAAAGATTATTTAGTACAAACGTAATTGTTAGAAAATATGGTAAAGATAAATTACGTGTTGTAGATACAAATAGATTACAATCTACTGGTAATATAGCACAGAGTAAAATTACAGATCGATATTCTAGATTACATGGTACAAATAAACATGGATATGGATCATATGGATCTGCTTACGGAGGATATGACGCAAATTATTATTCTCAACAAAATAGAAAACAATTATATGTCGATTACGAAATGATGGATAAAGATCCTATTATTTCTTCAGCATTAGATATATATTCTGACGAATCCACATTAGAAGATCAATTTGGTGATATATTAACAATTAAAACAAATAAAACTCATATACAAAAAATATTATATAATTTATTTTATGATGTTTTAAATATTGAATTTAATATGTGGCCATGGATCCGTAATTTATGTAAATATGGAGATTTCTTTTTAAAATTAGATGTAGCAGATGAAATTGGTATTTTAAATGCAAGACCATTATCAGCATATGAAGCAGAACGATTAGAAGAATTTAATCCTGAAACTGGAGAATATGAAATAAATTTTCAACATACTATTTCTGAAAATGTTAAATATGATGTCTTTGAAGTCGCACATTTCAGAATGATATCTGATTCTAATTTTTTACCATATGGTAGATCAATGTTAGAAGGAGCTAGACAAGAATTTCAAAAATTAATGATGTTAGAAGATGCAATGTTAATTCATAGAATTATGCGTGCACCAGAAAAAAGAGTATTTAAAATTGATATTGGTAACATTCCTCCTAATGAAGTCGATTCATTTATGGAACAAATTATCAATAAAATGAAAAAAGTTCCTTATGTTGATAAAAATACAGGAAACTACAATTTAAAATTTAATTTAAATAATATGTTAGAAGATTATTATTTACCAGTTAGAGGTGGTAATAGTCAAACACAAATAGATACATTACCAGGAATGACTTTTACTGGTATCGAAGATATTGAATATGTTAAGCACAAAATGATGGCTGCTTTAAAAATTCCTAAACCGTTTTTGGGATATGACGAAGGAGTTGAAGGAAAAACCACATTAGCTTCCATGGATATTAGATTTGCAAGAACTATTGAAAGAATTCAAAAAATAGTAGTTTCTGAATTATCTAAAATTGCAATTGTTCATTTATATGCTCAAGGCTTCGAAGGAGAAGATTTAATTGGTTTTGAATTATCATTGACTCCACCGTCAATTATATATGATCAGCAAAAAGTTGCATTAATGAATGAAAAAATTCAATTAGCAGTTGCAATGAAAGATTCAAAATTAGTTTCTGATAAGTATGTATATGAGTATATATTTAATATGTCTGAAGACGAATGGTTAGAAGAAAGAAATAATGTAGTAGAAGATTTAAAATTAAGATTTAGACAAAATCAAATAGAACAAGAAGGAAATGATCCTACGCTAACAGGTGTATCATATGGTACTCCGCATGATTTAGCTTCAATGCATCAAAGCACAGATGATGTTACAGATACTGATAAAGGAGGACGTCCTCCAGAAGGAATAAAATATGGGCAACATGCAAATGAATTAGGATGGGATCCAACTGGTGCAAAAACATTGAAACAAGCTTCAACATTTCAACCTGAATACAAAAGAAAGTCAAGAAATGTTGCTACTGAAAATGCAGATATTTTAAAAAAATTGAAAAAAAATCGATCAAAAGTATTGTTTGAAACAAAAAAAGAAATTGATGATAACGGATCAATGTTAGATGAAAACAATATTTTATAAACATTACTATATTTATATGAAAGAACTTGTGTATTAACATGAAAAACCTTAAACATTCAAAGTATAAAAATACTGCCATTCTTTTTGAAATGCTAGTTAGGAAACTTACATCAGAAACCCTAACTTCAGATAAAACAGTTACTGTTGAAATAATAAAAAAATATTTCGGAAAAAATACAGCATTATCAAAAGAGCTACAATTATATAATTCATTAATTAAAGAAAGTTTAAAATCAGAAGCACAGGCATTAGATTTTATTAGAACTTGTAAAGATGCTCATAGTAAACTTAATAAAGGTTTATTACGTCGACAACGTTATAATTTAGTAAAAGAAATATCAGAAAATTTTGATTTTCAAAAAGTTTCAAAAATTAGAATTAATAATTATAAAGAGTTAGCATCTATATATAAATTATTTGAATATACTGAAGCTGATAATCCAAAGGATCTATTAGAATGTAAAACATCAATTGTTAGTCATTTATTAGGAGAAACTAAACAATCTTTAAAATTAAGTCCATTATTAGAAAAATATAAAGGATATAAAAAAGATGTTCGTATATTAACATATAAATTATTAGTAGATAAATTTAATTCAAAATATTCTGGATTAGATGAAAATCAAAAAAAAGTATTAAATAAATATATTACTCATGTTAATGATTCAGAATCTGTTAAACAATATTTAGAAGAAATTATTCCAAGTATAAAAAAACAATTAAAAGAACAAGTATCATTAATAACAGATAAAGCAACAAAAATAAAAGTTGATAAATTATCTGAAATGCTTTGTAACGTTGAAACAATTAAAACTATAAAAGAATCACATGTTTTAACTATATTACGATATTATGATTTAATCAAAGAATTAAAAGAGGTCAATTCCAAATGAAATCATTTTTAAAAGAAATAGAATCTAAATTTAAAGAAATTCAAGAACAAGATCAAGACGGAGACAAAGATCAAGATTTTGCAGATGTTCAAATTGCTAGAATGATAGCCTCCGGAATGTCTAAAGAAGATGCAATTGCAAAAGTTAAAGGTAAAAAATACAATGAAGAAGCTAAACCTGACTTTTTAGATTTAGATAATGATAATGATAAAGAAGAGCCAATGAAGCAAGCTGCTAAACAAGCTAAAGCTAATGAAGCTACGATTGAAGTACCTCAAGAAAAATTAGCACAAGTTAAAGCACAAGCAGACGATGATGATACTATAAAAGTCGTCGACGAAGAAATTGATGAACAAAATGTAACGGGAGCTATAGCTGGATATAATACACCAAATGCATTTTCAACAAAAGCACAAGCTAAAAAGAAAAAGAATATGAAATATGAATCAGTACAAGCTGCAATGGATCAAAAATATGCCGCAATGATTGAATCATATTCTAAATTTTCAACTGGGAATCCTAAATCAACTCCATCTCAAACAGTAAATGGTACAATAAAAGAAGTAGCAAAAAAATTACAAGAAATAGAACAACTAGTTAAATATACATCTAGATTAAAAAATGAATCTGGTATTGCTGGATCAACATATGGTAAATCTACTCACAATGCATTAAAGAAAATTTCAGAAAGATTATTAAAAATATCTGAAAGAGTTAGAAGTTTAGGAGAATAATATGAGTAAAAATTTACTACTAGAATATATACCATTTAAACCTATAGGCCCAGTTAATGAGCAAATGGGCAAACAATATGGAATACCTGGAGGATTAGTTGTTCAAGGAGTATTACAAAGAGCTGGCGCTAAAAATCAAAATGGTAGAGTATATCCTAAACATATATTAGATCGCGAAGCTAAAAAATATCAAAAAGAATATATTGATCAAAATAGAGCATTAGGAGAATTAGATCATCCCGAATCTTCAGTAGTTAATTTAAATAACGTTTCTCACAATGTTTTAAAGATGTGGTGGGATGGCGATGATTTAATGGGAGCAGTACAAATATTAGAAACACCAGCCGGCAAAATATTAAAATCATTGTTTGAATCTGGTATAACATTAGGAATATCTAGTAGAGGATTAGGTTCAGTTAAAGAACTTTACAAAGAATCAGCAGTAGAAGTTCAAGAAGACTTTGAATTAATTTGTTTTGACTTTGTATCAAATCCATCTACCCATGGAGCATTTTTAAGACCAATGAATGAGTCAGTAAATAGTAAAACAAAAGATTATAAAAAAGTAAATGACATTATTACATCAATATTATGTGATAGTGGCAAATGTAGGATTTTACCATGAAATTTAAAGAAATATTAGAAGCACTAGAAAGAGAACCAGTTAAACTTACAAATGAACAAAAACGTGAATTTGTAGAAGCAGTAAAAGAATATTCCACACTAGGAGAATCTGTTTATGGTAAAGGAGATCTTAAAGAATTATGCGGACGTGTTAAATATATGGTAGAAATGGCACAACAAGTTACATTGTCTGAAGGGGATTGGTTTGATGGAATTACTGTTAACAGACACATGAAAGGATTAAATGATTCATATAAAGTTTTTGAAAAAACAGCTCAAGAAATTTCACAATTACAAGAAAGACTTTCTGCAGCGTATGAAGATATTGGTCAAGGTTTAGGTAAATATTTTGATGTAAATTAATTTTGATTATTAATAAAAAATTATTATAATAAAGGAAATAAATGTCGACAGTTGATAACATGTATCATCAAT